AACCACCGACGCAATACCGATAATAATCCCCAGCATGGTCAGTAAAGTACGCATTTTATTCGCTGCCAGCGCCCGCCATGCCATCGTCAGCGCCTCGTTAAAACCGCTGACAAACTGCCGCCAGCCAGACACCGTGTTGACAACAGGTTCCGTCCCGCCAGTAACATTCACTTTTTCAATGGCGGGAGGATTGCGCACAATTTCGCCGTCGCGAATTTCGATCACCCGCTCGGCCTGAGCAGCGACCTGCGGATCGTGGGTGACGATAATCACCGTATGCCCACGATCGCGCAGCTGATGCAGGATCGCCATCACCTCTTCGCCAGAATGGCTGTCCAGTGCGCCGGTTGGTTCATCGGCAAGAATTACCTGACCACCGTTCATCAATGCCCGCGCGATGCTGACGCGCTGTTGCTGACCACCCGAAAGCTGTGCCGGATAATACTCTGTACGGTCTTCCAGCCCCAGCCGTTGCAGCAACTCCTGGGCACGAAGCAGTCGCTGTTTCCGCTCAAGACCAGCATAGACGGCGGGTACTTCAACGTTCTGCTCGGCGGTTAAATGCGAAAGCAAATGGTAACGCTGGAAAATAAAGCCGAAATGCTCGCGGCGCAGTTGCGCCAGCGCATCGGCGTCCAGCGTGGCAACATCCTGACCGGCGACGCGATAGGTGCCGCTGGTGGCCTTATCCAGACAGCCGAGAATATTCATCAGGGTCGATTTACCGGAACCCGAAGCGCCAACAATCGCGACCATCTCACCCGCATAAATATCGAGGCTGATGCCCTTCAGCACCTCAACCTGCTCATCACCGGTGTATTGATTCACGAGAAGTACGAAAAAAACCGGGAGGATATTGGATTATTCGGGATTTGACGGGATTAGATTTGGTGGGGCTTGCAAGCCTGTAGAACAAATTTTAGCCGTTAAGCATTGAAACGCGAAAGATTGTTAGAAATGGCTTTTGTTTCATTAAACATACGAAAAGCAGTTGCTTCACGCATTATTTCAATTGCAGCTTCAAAAACGCTTCAAACCCGATAACAACCAGGCTTCTGGCGAATGACGTATATCAAAAACAGCTTTTGTTGTTTCAGTATCTTACCCTCTAGGTTACTGAGGGGAAGTGTGTGTTTTAGCTAGGTTCCTGGTTGTTATACGGCTTTTTTTACATCTTGTGGATCCTGCAAAGGAGCTACAAGGCTCTCCTGTTCATTAATCCCATACTTTGACAAAATCTCTTTGCGTTTTTCTTCAGGTAATGCATCTAGCATCATCAACGTCTGGATACTTTGCTGTGAAAATCCTATAAAGCTGTAAAGTTTCTGTTCATTAAATACAAGTGGCATTAACGCCAATAGTCCACCTTTGCTTAAAAGTTTCAGTGCCTTACGTGCTTCATCTGGTTCCAGTTCTTCAATCATATTGATTAAGGTTGTGGTTAATTTGTTTATCAGCTCCGAAGAATCCTGCTGCTCATTAGCTTGAGCAGCAGTGCCAGGAATAGACAGACCTAGGTGTGCAATAACTTGCTCTCGTTCTTTGGTGGGCATAGACATCACATCGTATTCAACTGCTTTTCCCCCCTTCACACCTTCCTTTTTTCGCTTTGTCCAGCCTTGAACATTTGCCCGATAGTGAACACCTGCAACAGATCCAGGCATACCATCAGCAGCCATAATTTCTTGCGGCGTACACCAGATTGACTTTTTAGTATCAGTGGATTCTGTAAAGTTACTTTTCAAAATTTAAACCCTTATTTTTCAATGTGATAAACAAAATACACCCAACAATACTGAAAAGTTACTTTACAAAAGACTTTTCAGTATTTATCTTTTTGGCAAGTAAACTAAGTTTTTGCACTTAGTTAAATTACTAACTTTATAGATTACAAAACTTAGGAGGGTTTTTAAATGTGTTCCAACGAAAAGGTCCGTGATTGGCATCGTGCTGATGTGATTGCGGGACTTAAGAAAAGAAAGCTCTCTTTATCAGCTCTTTCTCGGCAGTTTGGTTATGCGCCAACAACATTAGCTAATGCGCTAGAACGGCACTGGCCAAAGGGCGAACAGATTATTGCTAACGCCCTTGAAACTAAACCGGAAGTCATCTGGCCTAGCCGATATCAAGCAGGTGAATAATATGGAACTTTGGGTGTCACCGAAAGAGTGTGCGAATCTTCCTGGCTTGCCGAAAACATCAGCTGGTGTGATTTATGTCGCTAAAAAGCAAGGATGGCAAAACCGCACTAGAGCAGGTGTCAAAGGAGGTAAAGCAATTGAATACAATGCTAACTCTTTACCTGTTGAAGCGAAAGCGGCGTTATTGCTTAGACAAGGAGAGATTGAAACAAGCCTGGGCCGTTTTGAAATCGCCCGCCCCACGCTGGAAGCCCATGATTATGATCGTGAGGCACTGTGGAGCAAATGGGATAACGCCAGCGATTCCCAGCGCAGACTTGCTGAAAAATGGTTGCCTGCGGTTCAGGCTGCAGACGAAATGCTGAACCAGGGGATTTCAACGAAAACGGCATTTGCGACCGTTGCTGGACATTACCAGGTCAGCGCATCCACTTTGCGGGACAAATATTACCAGGTACAGAAGTTTGCGAAGTCTGACTGGGCGGCTGCGCTTGTTGATGGCCGTGGTGCATCCCGTCGCAACGTTCACAAAAGTGAATTTGACGAGGATGCCTGGCAGTTTCTGATTGCAGATTATCTGCGACCGGAAAAACCCGCCTTTCGCAAATGTTATGAGCGTCTGGAACTGGCAGCACGTGAGCATGACTGGAATATTCCCTCCCGTGCCACGGCCTTTCGCCGGATTCAGCAACTGGACGAGGCAATGGTTGTTGCCTGCCGTGAAGGTGAACATGCACTGATGCATCTGATACCGGCACAGCAACGAACTGTGGAACACCTGGACGCCATGCAGTGGATCAACGGCGACGGTTATCTGCATAACGTCTTTGTACGCTGGTTTAACGGTGATGTGATCCGCCCGAAAACATGGTTCTGGCAGGATGTGAAAACCCGAAAAATTCTGGGCTGGCGCTGCGATGTGAGCGAGAACATTGATTCAATTCGCCTCTCGTTCATGGATGTTGTGACTCGCTACGGTATCCCGGAGGATTTTCACATCACCATTGATAACACCCGTGGTGCAGCGAATAAATGGCTGACGGGAGGCGCGCCCAATCGTTACCGCTTTAAGGTAAAAGAGGACGATCCAAAGGGACTGTTTTTACTGATGGGCGCGAAAATGCACTGGACAAGCGTTGTTGCCGGTAAAGGCTGGGGCCAGGCAAAACCTGTTGAACGTGCTTTCGGTGTTGGTGGGCTTGAGGAATACGTTGATAAGCATCCGGCACTGGCTGGCGCATATACGGGGCCAAATCCGCAGGCAAAACCTGATAACTATGGCGACCGCGCTGTTGATGCAGAGCTGTTTCTGAAAACCCTTGCCGAAGGTGTGGCGATGTTCAATGCCAGAACAGGCCGTGAAACAGAAATGTGCGGGGGCAAACTCTCGTTTGATGATGTTTTCGAGCGTGAATACGCCAGAACGATTGTGCGTAAGCCAACCGAAGAACAAAAACGGATGCTGTTACTGCCTGCCGAGGCGGTGAACGTTTCACGCAAAGGCGAGTTTACGCTTAAAGTTGGCGGCTCCCTTAAAGGCGCGAAAAACGTTTATTACAACATGGCGTTAATGAATGCCGGAGTGAAAAAAGTTGTGGTCAGATTTGATCCACAACAGCTACACAGCACGGTTTATTGCTACACCCTGGACGGTCGGTTTATCTGTGAAGCGGAATGTCTGGCACCTGTTGCGTTTAATGATGCTGCGGCAGGCCGTGAATATCGCCGCCGCCAGAAACAACTGAAATCTGCAACTAAAGCAGCCATTAAGGCGCAGAAACAAATGGACGCGCTGGAAATTGCTGAACTGCTGCCGCAGATAGCCGAACCAGCAGCGCCAGAATCAAGGGTTGTTGGTATTTTCCGGCCTTCCGGTAACACGGTGCAGGTGAAATACCAGGAACCCGATGATGAATATGAAACTGATCGTGATGAATATCTGAATCATTCGCTGGATATTCTGGAACAGAACAGACGTAAAAAAGCCATTTAATTAACGTTTAAACAAAATTTAATTACGAGGTTATTCAGATGAATATTTCCGATATTCGCGCAGGACTGCGCACGCTTGTAGAAAGTGAAAAAGCGACTTATGCACAAATTGCACGCGAGTCTGGCGTGGCCGCAGGAACGTTAAGCGCATTCGTGAATAACAAGTACAACGGCGACAATGAACGTGTTGCGCAGACGCTGGAACGCTGGCTGGAGAACTATCACCGTGCCGCAGAGCTGCCAGAACCACCACGTTTTGTGGAAACCAGAACAGCACGCCAAATCTGGACGAGTATGCGTTTTGCCAGCCTGACTGAAAGTATTTCTGTTATCTGCGGTAATCCAGGTGTGGGAAAAACTGAAGCAGCCCGCGAATTTCGTCGCACCAATAACAATGTCTGGATGATCACCATTACCCCATCCTGCGCCAGTGTTCTGGAATGTCTCACTGAACTGGCGTATGAACTGGGAATGAATGACGCACCGCGCCGCAAAGGGCCGCTCTCCCGCGCTTTGCGACGCCGCCTTGAAGGTACGCAGGGGCTGGTCATTATCGACGAAGCTGATCATCTTGGCGCTGAAGTTCTGGAAGAACTCCGCCTGTTGCAGGAATCCGCCCGTATTGGCCTTGTTCTGATGGGGAATCACCGCGTTTATTCAAACATGACCGGTGGTAACAGAACGGTTGAATTTGCCCGACTGTTTTCCCGTATTGCCAAACGGACGGCAATCAATAAAACCAAAATTGATGATGTAAAGGCCATTGCGGATGCCTGGCAAATTACCGGCGAAAACGAGCGGGAATTATTACAGCAGATTGCGCAAAAACCAGGTGCGCTTCGCATCCTGAACCACTCGCTGCGCCTTGCGGCCATGACCGCCCACGGCAAAGGTGAACGTGTTAATGAAGATTATCTGCGTCAGGCTTTCCGTGAATTAGACCTCGACGTTGATATTTCAACCCTGCTGCGCACGTAAGGAGAGCGAAATCATGATGTCACGGAATATCAAAATGGCAACGGAAGTAAAGACCTGGTTACAGGAGCACGGCAGCCACGTCAACGAATCCTGGCTGGGCGTAGCCCGCCCGGTACTTGAAATCACCTGCCCACCACCGGAGCTGGTCAGAAACGCTGTCAGGATTATGGAGCATAAATCAGGGGTTGCCCGTTCCGTATGGACGGCCCGCCTTAATGGTTGCCAGATTATCTGGCGTTAATAACGGCTTATTTGTGAGGAATAACAAAATGGCAAAAGTAATCTTTGAATTTAACCGCATGGAAGATGTTGAGTTTCAGAAAAAAGGAGGTTTCTTTGTAGGAATGAGTGTGCAACTGAAAGAACAGTCACCTAAGGCGCAAATCGGACCACATGACGTGATGGCAGGCATTATCAAGAGCATGGCTCCTGAAATTATTGAAAAAGCAACCCAGGAGTTGTTGAAGTCAGCCAGAGAACTTGGGCTGGAAGCCGAAGGCGAGTTATTCCGGTATAACCCGGATGCAGCCAAACATTAATTTCAGGGAAGGAGGCATGATGATAATCCCTCGCAAAAGATGGTCACGCGAAGACCGGGAATTTATCGAAGCCAGTGTCGGGAAAATGACCGTCGAGGAAATGGCGAAAAAACTGAACGTTGCCCCAACCGCCCTACAGGCACATGCCAGAAGGCACGGAATATCGTTGTGTGCATACCGGGTCAGTGAGCACGACAAATATTTGTGTCGTGAACTTTATAAAGAAGGGCTGGCTATTCATGTCATTGCCCAAAAGATGGAATTAAGCAATCGTGCTGTATCCAGCATTGTATACAGCGAATATTAATTAACAGGAGCTTTATTTATATGGCTAAACCAGCAAAACGAATCAAGAGTGCCGCAGCAGCTTATGTTCCGCAATCCCGCGATGCCGTGGTGTGTGATATTCGCCGGATTGGTGACCTGCAACGCGAAGCGGCACGACTTGAAACGGAAATGAATGACGCTATCGCTGAAATTACTGAGAAATACGCCTCACAGATTGCGCCCCTTAAAACCAGTATTGAAACCCTTTCAAAAGGCGTTCAGGGATGGTGTGAAGCGAACCGCGACGAACTGACGAACGGCGGCAAGGTGAAGACGGCGAACCTGGTAACCGGCGATGTGTCATGGCGTCAGCGCCCACCATCGGTAAGTATTCGCGGTGTGGATGCGGTGATGGAAACGCTGGAGCGTCTTGGCCTGCAACGCTTTATTCGCACGAAACAGGAAATCAACAAGGAAGCGATTTTACTGGAACCGAAAGCAGTCGCAGGTGTCGCCGGAATTACAGTTAAATCAGGCATTGAAGATTTTTCTATTATTCCGTTTGAACAGGAAGCCGGTATTTAATACCACCATTAATATTTAATTAGTTCACTTTCTTTTAATTATGGCGCGATGCGTCAGGGGATTGCTCGCGCCTGAAACAGATTACTGAGGAATAAAAAATGGTTGATGCAAAAGTTCTGAATGGTGTCAGCACATTATTACGGGCTTACGGGCGTCTGACCTGCGGGGTTCTGGCTGAAAAAATGAATATGCTGCCCTCGTCAATGGTGTATTTCCTGCGTGATGCGGTTGATGCCGGAGTTCTCACTGAATGTAACGGATTTTATGACGTTCCGCGCCCTCGTCCAACGCCGCCAGTAAGACGAAACGCAACAACGGAACACCCCGCTGTTGATAATGCTCAATGGTGCGCGTTCCGCCGCTCTTTGCCCTGGCTGGAAGGCAATGCCATTCCGGCACTGGCAAAAGAATTTGCGACAGGCGTACTGACCTGCGAGTCGGTTTACATCGTTGCTGAAGTGGATGACGAGATGTGCAAACAGGGGATGCCCCGTTTTGTGATGGCGTATATCGATATCCGGCTGGGGCGCTTTATTTGTGGTTCCAGTGGCTGGAATATCACCGACCACGTCATGCGCTATCTCATTCTTGATTATTCACCAGCTCCGGCAGCAACACAGGAAGTCAGTGAACATGATTAAGTCAATTGGCTTTGTCCTGCTGGTTGGCACCTGCGGGAGTGATGCCTGTGATGCTATCCCGGCAACAGAAAAAATCTGGCCCACAGAGCAGGCATGTATGCAGGTGATTGAGCGCATACAAAAACGTTATCCCAATGAAATCTTTTATTGCGAAGAGGTATTAAGAAATGAAAATACAGATGATTACTGATGCTGATTTAATGGCTGCAACCTTAATTTCCAGTGGCATGTCAGAACAAGAGGTAAATTATTTTCTGGATAATGTCGTATACCAACACTATGAGCAGGCCAGAGAAAATTTAATTTCAGAAAAGCGCACGATGATTGCTGAATCATTAAGCCCTGCATGGATTATCGAAGAGTTGCGGGGAATCATTGCCAGTCAGGATAAAGTGGCGGCAGTTGCCGCCCTCGATGTGCTACAGCGAATGAGTAAAGAGCTATTCAACACTGAATTAATTTTTAAATCCGGGGGACATAATGAGCCGCACATCCCTGATTAAATTAATTCATGTTGCCCGTCGGGAGTTGCAACTCGACGATGACACTTACCGAGCTTTTCTGGTGCAGTGCACGGGCAAAACCAGTTGCCGCGAGCTGTCTGTTGCACAACTGGAACAAGTGCTCGATGCCATGAAAGAGCGCGGTTTTAAAAAGCAGAAAAAACATCCCCGCCGTCGCTTTAAGGGGCATGTCACACCGCGCGAGAAGATTTATAAAATCTGGCAGCAGATGTTTCTTGATGGTTTCGTCTCCGATATCAGCGACGCCGCGCTGGACAAATACGTTGAACGTCTGACGGCCAGACGTAATGGTGGTCAGGGTGTTTCCACGCTGGCCTGGTGTCATGGGGAATCGTTGCAGGTTGTGCTCGAAACGCTCAAGCAGTGGCATATGCGCTGCATTCGGGAAGCCTTTGCCCGACACGGCGTGCCTTTACCTGTGAGCGAAACCGGGCGGGAACTGCGCGGATATGATGCACTGACCAGTGCGTATGCCCGCGCCAGAAACAGCGGGAGAATAGTTCTATGAAAGAGCAGGATTTATTTGGTGATTATCAGGACGACAGTATCCTTGAATATTTTGATGATGTTCAGGAAAAATCGGGATTTCCATCTTTACTGGCTGAGCTGAATGCTCTGTTGCGACAAGAGCTGATAAGGCTTGGAGTTAACCCTGCCCACTCCCTTGAGCTGGTAGTGGCGATTTGCAATCATATCGGTGGGATTCAGGTATATGTTCCGAAAGGGAAAATACTGGAAAATCTTATCAGAGACATGCGCATCTGGCGTGATTTTGATGGGAAAAACGTAGCGGAGCTGGTGCAGCGTTACAAAGTGACATACAAAACGGTATATCAGGCCATCAAAAGAATGCGCCGACTGGAGCGTGGAAAATATCAAATGCAACTATTTAAGGACGAACAATGAAATATCTTCCCCTTATTCTTTTACTAACTGTTACTACTGTACAAGCGGCGGATACATTCCAGCAAAAAGTCAAAGATGTTTTTCAGAAAAAAACATCCGTTGACTATACCGACTGGTACGGTAAAGGTGACGCTGCCATTGCTGAGTTTAAAGGATTTAACTTAGGTGTATATCAGGATTTAAAGACGTCTGTGCGAGATAACGAAATCAACATAAAAATGCAGTATGTTACAGGACCGGTTCGCCCCGATAGCGACGAGTTCGCTCAAATGACGTCTGCTTTATGTGAAACTGTTTTTGAGCCTTTTGTTGTCCCTGATTATGTTCGCCCGACATCATGGGACGATGATACCCCAGCCCCGCTGAATTTCATGCAAGTTAAAAATTTAAAGCAAGCTGAAGATGATCCTGTCGAAAAAACAGTAAATGGCTGGAAGATAAAAATTGAACGTTCAGTAATGAAGACTACGTGTTCTGCCCGTAAAGTTAACTGAACCAATAACCTTATATTCAATGAAGCCGGTAAATCCGGCTTTTTTTATGCCTCCGGCACCATGAAGCAGACCACGTTTAAATCTGCTTCACAGGTGCTTTTATGGAAAATCAAAAATTCTCCCCGGCCTTTGAACATGCGCTGAATTTCATTCTGCGTCCCGATATCGAAGGCGTCTATGTCAATGACCCCACTGACCGTGGCGGCGAAACCAAATACGGCATTTCTGACCGCCGCGACGGTGTGATTGACGGCAAAACCGACGTCAACGGCGACGGCAAACCGGATACCCGCATTAAGGATTTGACCCGCGAACAGGTTGCGCAGATTTACTGGCGCGATTACTGGCTGCCTGCCGGGTGTGACCAGTGGCCTGATGGCGTGGCGCTTTTTGTGTTTGATGCGGCGGTTCAGCATGGCGTTAAAAAGGCTATCAAACTTTTGCAGGAGGCCGCTGATGTGGATGCTGACGGCATCATCGGGCCGCGTACCCGCAAGGCCGTGAGCCAGTCCACCCCTGACTGGCTGCTGGCCCGCTGTATTGTCCGTCGTTCCCGCTTTTATGCCGACATCATCAAATCAAAACCCGCCCAGGGCAAATACCTGAACGGCTGGTTTAACCGCATGGAAAAGCTGACCGACGCCTGTCTTACCCCTCTGGGCATCATGTCCGCCACGCGGGGGTGATATGGGTAAAGGCTGGGATGCCTCACTGAAAGCCGGGCGGCGTGACCGCCTGCGTCAGGAGGTTCTGCACCGCATGGCCGGAGGTCCGCCCCCGAAACCGCTGGACTATACAGGCCATGACGGCACACACGCCAGCTACTACATGCGTGGCTGGAACTCCGTGGATACACGGGACATTTTCTGGCAGTGCCAGAAGTACAGGGAAAAATTCAATGTGGAAAAAGGTAATGAACAAAATTTTAAAACTGTGTGACTGGCTGATTTGTTCCCGACTGATGAGAACGCCATGGCCGCTGGCCGGACTGACACTCTGCATGTTCATCATCAGCATGTTATGTGGCTGGCGATCGTTCGTATTGATGTTGTTGTCCTTTGCCGGGGTGGTGTTGTTTTCATACAGCGCAAGCCTCGGGAATGTGCCATTTCGCCTGCTGCCTGAAGTCCGTTACCGGGCTTTTGGTCGCCACATCATCGTGTGGTCATGGGTGGTCTGGGCGCTGGGGTATTTCTGCTGCGTCTTCAGCACGCTGATGATGATGTCACCGGTGCATCCGGTGTTCTGGCTGTGTGGTGGCAGTTGCGGCGGTCTGCTCTGTCTTCAGCGTTATCTGTATGGAGGTTTCCCGTGGATCCGTTAACCCTTTCAGGCATCGCCTCTGTTCTGCTGAACGCCGGGCCGGGGCTGATTCGTTCCGTCGGGCGCTGGTTTGGTGGCAGCACGTCTGCTGCCGCTGACTCGGTGGCCGGTATGGTGGAAAGCGTCCGGGAAAGCCTGCCGGTGGCTGAACAGCAGCGCGTTCTGGAACAGAAGATGGCGATGTTACCACCGGAACAACAGATACAACTGGAAACCCTGAAAATTCAGCTGCAACAGCTGGAGGTGGAACGGCAGAAGCTGGTGCTGGCTGACCAGCAGGCCGCACACCACGAACAGCAGGAAACCATCCGCAATGGTGACAACGCCACGGACAGCTATGTGCGCCAGACGCGCCCGCTGCTGGCCCGCCTTTCCTGTTACAGCAGTCTGGCCTATGTGCTGTTGCTCTCCTGCGGCCAGATTGCCGGAGCCATTGCCGGTGCCAGAGGTATCTCGCTGCATATGCCGTCACCGGACTGGGATATCACGCTGATGTTGCTTACCCCGGCGCTGGGCTATCTCGGTGTAAGAACCCTTGACGGCTTTGCCCGTTACAGCAAGTCAAGCCGTCACAAAATTTCTGCGGGGCTGAAATGACCGACGAAATCGACCGCATCAGTGAAGTGGTTCTGAACGAGCGTCAGAGCGTCGTTAAAGCCTGGCAGACGCGGACAAAAGAAGCGCCCCACAGCCGGGGCTTATGCAATGACTGCGGGAACGTTATTCCGGCACAGCGCCTTGCGGCGCTGCCGGATGTGGTGACCTGTATTGACTGTCAGCAGATGCGTGAACGCAGGAGGAAAACGTGTCCTGGGAAATGATCAGAGCCAACTGGCCCATTCTGTGGGCATTGCTGATGACAGGAATAAACCTGCTTCAGTTGATTCTGGCGAAAACCTACGTCAAACGTGAAGAGTTTGATTCACTCCGTTCCCGCGTGTCGGTGATGGAAAGCCAGGTACACCATTTACCCGACCGTGATGAGTTCCACCGCCTGCAACTGGATATCAGCAACCTGCGGGGAGAAATCAAAGAGCTGGGGCCATCCATCCGCCAGGTATCCCGCATCAGCGATTTGTTATTAGAGAACGAGTTAAAGGAAAAAAAATAATGGCGATGAAAGAGATCCTCACTGAAGACCGTCGTCTGGTGTTGCTGCGTTCCCTGCTGGACTGTGGCGACAGCGCGAATGAATCCGTGTTGCAGACCTGCCTTCAGGCCTACGGTCATAAGGTATCCCGTGATGTGGTGCGCACCCAGCTTGCATGGCTGCGCGAGCAGGGGCTGGTTCGTCTGTCTGATGTGGGCGGCTGTTACGTGGCTGAAATCACCGGCAGCGGTGAGGATGTGGCAAACGGCCTGTCCAGCGTTCCGGGCGTTAAGAAACCCCGTGCGAGGGACTGAGCATGGCCCGAAAACTGAAGCCGTTAAGTCGCGGAGAACGGGCCGTCGTGCGGCAGCTGGCGTACTGTCTTGTGCTCGCGGATATTGAGAAAAACGCCATCGCCCGTGCATATGAACAACAGACCGGAAAGCCCTGGAACCCGGATGCACCGGATACCCCCATGAAACGTGCCCTGCGTTCATCACCGGCATGTGCGCGGCTGTGGAAGCTGCTGGGTAAGGATATCCGCTCCGTTCGCGAAGAAATATACGCCGGTCTGAAAACACCGGGAACTGAAGACGGGGGCCGTCGTGAACCGTAAAAAGAATCCGATAAGTAAAGCGTCCCGTGATGAACTCCGCCGTCTGGCGCACAACCTGACATGGCGGGAAATCCAGAGCGGCGCACTGAAATCTGCATACGAAAGTTTACAGCGTAGTGAGCAACAGGAGGGCACACATGGAAAATGAACAACGCCCCACCCGTGGCCGTCTTTCCAAAGTGGATTTACTCCCTGACAGCATCCGGGAGCAGTTGCATCAGATGCTGCGGGAAAAGCGGCACACGCAGGAAGAAATCCGCGAAGCCATCAACGCCCTGATTGACGAACACAACCTGCCGGAAGAGATGCAGTTAAGCCGGACGGGCTTAAACCGCTATGCCATCCGCATGGAAAAAGTCGGGGCCAAAATCCGCGCCTCCCGCGAAATGGCCGAAGTCTGGGCGGCAAAGCTGGGTTCCGCGCCGACGTCAGACGTCGGCAAGCTGCTGATGGAGTTTGTGAAAACGCTGGCCTTTGAAACGTCCATGTCGATGGCAGAAGACGACAAGCCCGTTGCACCGAAGGCGCTGGGGCAACTGGCGCTGGTTGCCCAGCGTCTGGAAGCGGCAGCCATGACCAGCCATAAACGCGAGAAAGCGATCCGCGATGCGTTTGCGCAGGAGATGGCAGAGAAAACCGAAGAACTGGTCAGAACGGGCGGTCTGTCAGGTGGTGCGGCTGACACCATCAAACGTGAAATTCTGGGGATTAGCGCATGACACAAATGGATACGTTCAGTGAATATGATGTTCTGCTGCCGTATCAGAAACGCTGGGTGGCGGATGATGCCGACCTGAAAATCGCCGAGAAATCCCGCCGTACAGGTTTAACCTGGGCGGAGGCGGCAGATGCAGCACTGACGGCATCGCTGAAGAAGGAAGACGGCGGGCGCGATCACTTTTATATCGGTTCGAATAAGGAGATGGCCCGCGAATTTATCGACGCTGTGGCGATGTGGGCGAAAGCGTTTAATGCGGCAGCGGAAGAAATCTGCGAGGAAGTGATCACCGACGAAGACAAGGACATTCTGACGTTCGTCGTGTACTTCGCCAGCGGTTTTAAGGTCAAGGCACTGTCCAGCAACCCGAGCAACATTCGCGGGATGCAGGGGAATGTCACCATCGACGAGGCCGCGTTCCATGAAAAACTGGACGAGCTGCTGAAGGCTGTGCTGCCGCTGAAAACATGGGGCGGCAAAATTCGCCTTATTTCCACCCATGACGGCGTGGACAACCTGTTTAACCAGCTGATTCAGGAAAGCCGCGCGGGCAAAAAAGATTACAGCATTCACACCATCACGCTGGACGACGCCTGCAATGACGGGCTGTACCGACGTATCTGTCAGGTGCGCGGCATGGTGTGGTCACCGGAAGCCGAGGCGGAATGGAAAGAAGGCCTGCTGCGAAATACCGCCACCCGCGAAGACGCGCTGGAGGAGTATTACTGCGTCCCGAAAAACGGCGGCGGCACGTATATCCGCCGCTCACTGCGTGAACGTGCGGCCCGTGGCACCGGGAAAGTGTTGCGCTTTACCGGCACACCGGAATTTAACGCACTGACGGAAAGCCAGCGCCGGGCAGATATCCGGGAATGGCTGGAAACGGTGGTGCGCCCCGAGCTGAAAAAACTCCCGAAGAACCTGCGCCACTGTCTGGGGGAAGACTTTGCGCGTTCGGGTGACCTGACCGTACTGGCCCCGGTGACGGTGAACGATGACACCACCCGCGAGGTGCCGTTCCTGGTTGAGCTTGGCAATGTGCCGTTTAAACAGCAGGAGCAGGTGCTGTTCTGGCTTTGCGATCGTCTGCCCCGTCGTGACGGTATCAAAATGGATGCGCGGGGGAATGGTCAGTATCTGGCAGAACAGGCGGCGGAGCGGTACGGCGACGAAGTGGAACAGGTGATGCTGTCCGTGGCGTTCTACCGCGAAAACATGCCCCGGTTCCGTGCAGCGTTTGAAGATGATGAGCTGATCCTTCCGAAGCATGAAGACGTGATCAATGACCTCGGGGCCATTCAGTTACTGCGTGGCGTTCCCGGCATTGATGATTCACGAACCAGAGGCAGCGACGGTCACAAACGTCACGGCGACGCCGCTGTGGCCATTTTCCTGGGCTTCCTTGCCAGCAAGGATGACTGCCACCGTTACGAACTGCACCGCCTGAACCGCCCGGCGAAACCGGAAGAACGCAACGCGCGCCGCCAGATGAAGCTGACGCGCGGCCTGAAAAATGAGGGAGGTTTACTGTGAACCTGAAACAACTGGCCGGGGCCGTTCGCCGTCTGCTGAACCCGGCAACCGGTGAGGAAGACACGCTGAAAAAAGAGGCGCTCAACGAAGCACAGGCCCGTCCGCGTCATGCCGGTGTGCGTTCGGCCTCGCCGGGTATCAGCGTCGCCTCCGGGCTGAACCCCGGCAGGCTGGCAGGCATTCTGCGCAATGCCGCCGACGGCATCACACGTGATTTTTTTATCCTTGCTGAAGAGATGGAAGAACGCGATTTGCATTACGCCTCGGTGCTGCGCACCCGCAAGCTGACGGTGGCGGGTATCGAACCGGTGGTGGTGGCCGCCAGTGATGACGATGCTGACGTGCAACTGGCGGACGCCATCCGTGCGCTGATGGAAGCCCCGCAAATCCCTGAGCTGATGTTTGATTTGCTCGACGGGCTGGGAAAAGGCGTGGCGGTCTGTGAAATCCTGTGGGACACCCGCAACAACCACTGGATGCCCCGTGATTATGAATGGGTTGATCCCCGTTTTCTGAAAGCCGAAAAACCCACGCTGCGCCAGTTCCGCCTGCTGACGGACGATGAACCGGTGGATGGCGTACCGCTGACACCGGGAAAATTCATTGTTCACCAGCCGCGCCTGAAATCCGGTCTGCCGTTGCGTAACGGTCTGGCCCGTCTGGTGGCGGTGATGTACATGCTGAAATCCTTTACCGTGCGCGACTGGTGGGCATTTGCGGAAAAATTCGGCATTCCGGTCACGGTGGGGAAATACGGTCCCAACGCCACGGAGGAGCAAATCCGCGTGCTGATTGATGCGATTGCCTCCATTGCCTCGGATGCCGGGTGTGCCATTCCGCAGTCCATGCAACTGGAGATGAAGGAAACCGCCAGCAGGAATAACGGCGGCGCACTGTTCCGTGAAATGGCGGAATGGTGTGATGCGCAAATCAGTAAAGCCGTGCTGGGGCAGACCATGACCACGGATAACGGCAGTTCGCGTTCACAGGCGGACGTGCACAATCAGGTGCGCATGGACATTGTGCGCTGGGACGCGCGGCAGCTGGCTAACACGCTGAATGAATATCTGGTACGCCCCTACATTGAGGCCAACTACGGGCCACAGGCGCACTACCCCCGTGTTGTTCTGCGTATCAGTGAAGCGGAAGATTTGAAGGCGCTGACAGACGCTCTGGTGCCACTGATTGACCGGGGGATGCGGGTTCAGGAATCGGAGCTGCGGGACCGGTTCGGCCTGGCTGAACCGGACGACGGGGCTGATGTTCTGCATCCGGTGTCTGCCGGAATGTCAGGTGATATGGCGATGAACCGCGAGCGCGTCGCCCTGAACCGTGAACACCCCGATGAACTGGCACAGATGGTGGATGATGCCCTGCGTGACTGGCAGAAAACCGGCGAGGCGTTCACGAACCCGGTGCTGACACTGGCGCAGGAATGCGACAGTTTTGATGACTTTCTGAAACGTCTGCCTGAGCTTCAGGAAACGCTGAACGCGGACGACTTTGCCCTGCAACTGGCGGAGGTGTGCTTTAAGGCGCGTGTGCTGGGGGACACTGCTCATGCGTGAAACTCTCATCCCGAAAGAGGCGCTGGCGTGGCTGAAGGCGAAGAAGCTGCGCCCCGGTTTTGATTACCGGGATGTATGGCGGGAAGAGCACCGGAACAGCTTCACCGTGGCAAAAATGCTGCAACTGGATTTGTTGTCGGATGTGAAAGCCCTTGTGGAAGACGCCCTGCAAAGCGGGCAGACGTTCAGTGAGTTCCGGGAGGCGCTGCAACCGCTGCTGATAAAACGCGGATGGTGGGGCGTACAGGAGATGGATGATCCGCTGACGGGTGAAACCCGCACCGTGCAACAGGGCAGCGACCGCCGCCTCCGTACGATTTTTGACACCAACATGCGCACTGCCCGCGCGGCGGGCCAGTGGGAACGCATTCAACGGACAAAGCGGGCCATGCCGTATCTGATTTACGAGCTGGGGCCATCCCGCGAGCACCGGGCGGAGCATGTGAAATGGGCGCGTCTGTGTCTGCCGGTAGATCATCCGTTCTGGCAGACACATTTTGCCCCTAACGGCTGGGGCTGCAAATGCACCATCCGTCAGGTCAGCCGTGGTGAGTATGCGCAACTGGCGGCACAGGGCACCATTCACACCGAAGCGCCGGAAATCAGAACCGTCCGCTGGGTGAACAAACGCACGGGCGAAGAGGAAGATGTGCCGGAAGGGATTGATCCGGGCTGGAACTACAATCCCGGTATAAACCGTGAGCAGGAGCTGGCACGCCAGCTGGCGACAAAACAGGCCCGTTTTGACAGTGAGTAACCCTCCCGCCGTAAATCCCCCTGAAACGCATCAGAAACGCGTTTTTTATTCTGATGGCGTGAATGTGCATTCTGACGTTTTTGAAGATGCTGTGGCGTTTTTGAAGGGGTTTTGAAGGGGGTATTTCCCCGTTTTCAGTGAAGCCGGTAAATCCGGCTTTTTTTCTGCCTTCCGCATACTGACCGTCGGTAACCCCAAACGACGGAGACTGACATGCAACCGGAACTGCTGGCGCTGTGTTTTTCCCTGCCAGAACCCATCCCTGAGCTGACACCTGCTCAACTGCCGGAATGGCTTGAACTCGTCCCTGCGGGTGAGTTCACCGGGCGCGATGGCCGGACGTGGATTAACCGCAATCCGCATGAGGTGGTCACCCGCTCGTCCGACATCAAAATTCCGGTGGACATTGAACACGCCACCGAAATTAAAGGGCAACGCGGTGATGAAGCCCCGGCGTATGGCTGGGTGGAAGAACTGCGCGTGACGGACAGCGGCACCATTGAAGGCCGTGTTGTCTGGAGCGAGTACGCCCGGTGGATGCTGAGCGAACGCCGCTACCGCTATTACAGCCCGGCGTTTTTCTTTGACGCAGACGGTGTGGTGACGCGCCTGTCCAGCGTCGGGCTGACCAACAAACCTAACCTGGACTTTCCTGCACTGAATACGGAGAAAAACCCGATGACAGTACCTGTGCAAATCACCGGCCTGCTTGGGCTGGCTGAATCTGCCACGGTGGACGATACCGTGGCCGCCATTAAACAACTTCAGGAGAACGAACAGGTGGCGCTGAACCGCGCACAGACACCTGACCTGACGAAGTTTGTGCCGGTGGAAACCCACAATCTGGCACTGAACCGTGCCGAAACCGCAGAACAACGCCTTCAGCAACTGGAAGAGAAGGAAGCAGAAGCGCTTGTGGATGCGGCCATCGAAGCCGGAAAAGTGGCCCCGGCAAACCGTGACATGTTCCTTGCCACCTGCCGCACGGAAGAAGGCCGCAAACAGTTTGCGGAATACACCAAAGGTGCACAGCCGCTGGTGAACAACGACAAGCCCAGCCAGGGCAAGGATAAACCCGCGCAGACACTGACCGACGCCGAACTGGCGATGTGCCGCAGCATGGGTATTACCGGGGAAGAGTTCCTCGCCGCTAAACCTAAACAGGAGAATAACTGATGGGAGCAGTCACTTCCGAAGTCCTTCACGCGCTGACCACCTGTCTGAGCGCCGCTTATACCCGTGGTCTGAGTGGTGTCACCCCACAATGGCAGCGCATCGCCTCTGAAATCCCGAGTTCGTCCGCTTCCAATACCTACGGCTGGATGAAAGATTTACCGGAGATTAAGGAATGGGTCAGCGCCCGTCAGATGGCAACGCTGGACGGTTATGGTTACACCCTTGCGAACAAAACCTGGGAAAGTTCGATCCGCGTTAAACGCGAACACATTGAAGACGATCAGATTGGTCAGTACAGCATTATCGCTGAACGCTATGGCCGCCAAACGTCGGAGTTCCCGGACAAGCTGTGTTACCCCCTGCTGTGTGCCGGGTTTAACACCCTGTGTTTTGACGGTCAGAACTTCTTTGATGAAGACCACCCGCTGGGCGACGGCACATACAGCAACGTTGTTGGCACCCCGGCATCAGACCAGGGGGAACCGTGGTTTCTGATTGATGATTCTCAGGTACTGAAACCCATCATCTGGCAGACGCGACGCGCCTTTAAGTTTGAAGCACTGGATGATCTGAACAGCGAGCACACCTTCAAGAATAACGAGTTCCTTTACGGGGTGGACGGTCGCTGCAATGCGGGCTTCGGCTTCTGGCAGACCGCCGTCGGTTCCCGTGCGGCACTGACAGCGGAGAACTACGAGAAGGCCAGCAATCTGCTGCTGGGTATGAAGGCCACCAACGGTGAACCGCTGGGCATCCGCCCGACCACCCTTGTGGTGGGGCCGAAAAACCGTGCAGCCGCGAAGCGCATCATTGACGCCATGCTGGTTAACGGCGGCGATTCCAACATCTGGTACAAGGATGTGGACATCGTGGTCAGCCCGTTCATCACCACCCCGGCATAACCCGTCATCCGTAATCTGTTGTAACCCGCAGTTAAAAGGCGCTGTGAATGCCCTTTTAACTGCCTTTTAAAAGGCAGAGTCATGAGTGAAAAAGCAGGAACCAAAGGCGCGAAAGCCGCAAAGAACGGCGCAGCACAGGAAAACCCGGCACCGCTGGCAGACGTTATTGTGGCTGACGGTCAGGCGAATGAACCACGTCCGGCTGAAGACCCGGTTACTGTACAGGGTGACGCCCCTGTCCGGCTGAACGTCCGGGCCGTGTCTGAAAACGGGTTCTGGCGCTGTGGCCGTTTCTGGTCACATGCCGGTGAGGATGTGGCGGTGAGCGCTGCGGTTGCCACCCGCCTGATGGCAGAGCCGAATCTGATTGTCCGGGAAGCGGAGAAAGGCTGATGGGGTACATCACGCAGGAAGACCTGTTACGCGCAGACGGCAATCTTGTCTGGAACATGGCGATTAACCGGGAAACCAACGGACTGGATGAAGACAAAATCCGTCAGGCCATCAGTGATGCCGAAGCGGAAATTGATTCGTTTCTGTCCCGCCGCTACCAGCTGCCGCTGGGGGTGACGGAAATCCCGCGCCCGCTGCAACGCGTGGCGGTATCGCTGGCGTTTTACTGGTTGTCAGAGCGTGACAATCAAATCACGGAGCTGATCCAGAAACGCTACGACGACGCCATTAAAACCCTGCGTGAGATGGCGAACGGCACCCGTGACCTGGGCCTGCCGACGTATGCCACCCCGGCAGAAACCGACCACGGGAAAATCATTGTGGTGGGTGCCAATGCCCGGCTGTTCACCCGTAACAACCTGAAAGGGGTGCTGTGATGGGGATTTCTGTACAGGTCAGCGGTGACCAGCGGCTGGAGGATATCCGCCGCGCCGTTGAAAAGCTGGCAGATGGTTCATTGCAGGCAGAGCTGCTGGAGAGCATCGGTGCGGTGGTGGAATCACAGACCCGCCGCCGCATCATCGATGAGAAAACCAGTCCGGGTGGCGAACGCTGGCCGGACTGGTCTGACGGGTACAAAAAGACCCGCCACGGCAACCAGAGTCTGCTGCGTGGTGAAGGCCATCTGCTGGAGAGTATCCAGTACATCGTGGAAAACCGCGTGGTGCGTATCGGTTCACCGCTGGATTATGCCCGCATCATGAATGACGGCTTTTCCGGCAGTGTGCCGGTCAGCGCCCACAAACGACTTATCTCGCAGTGTTTCGGGCGGGCGCTGAAATATCCGGTCTGGCAGACCGTCGGCGCACATAACCGCATGATGAACATTCCGCAACGTGAATTTCTGGGGCTGTCTTCTGCCAATCAGCAGGAGCTGCAACAGGTTATCAGTCATTTCTGGAAGGAGGTTCTGCCATGACAGAACAACGCCCTGAACTGCGCACACCGGGGAGCACCGTTGCGGCCGCAGAGCGCATTGTGGCCTGGCTGCAGACGGCCCTTCAGGGGGACACCCCCGACCGGGCCAACGTGGTGGAGCGTCACATCGGCCAGTTCAACAGCCCGGAGGAAGTCAAACGCTATCTGTCCGGTCGTACCGGCTGTATCCGGGTAGCGGCCCTGCGTGTCCGGGATATCAACCCGCGCGGCAGGCTGTCCGGTCTGGTTACCTGGGTGGCTTACATCATGGCGACGGATTCGTGGGGGTACTCCCGCGACGTGCGCTGTGAAGTGATGGCCGGAAAGGTGATTAAACGCCTGCTGTCGTCGGATGCCACAGCGGGCATGGGGGCTGAACGCATGGCTGCTGATGTACGGGCAGACAACATTTACTCCGCCAGCCTCGACGGGCTGGGCGTCACCATGTGGGCGGTGACGTGGGAGCAGGAATTTCAGCTGGATGAAGAGATTGATCTCGCCGCGCTCCCGGACTTCCTGCGCCTCGGAGCGACGCTGCGTAGCGGTGAACATACTGAGATTAACGACGTGATCCATGTACGGAGTGACGATGGAACAGAAACTGATTAAGCCAGCGCGGGAAAGCGTCCGTGTCCGTAAACCGGATGGCGCGCATTTATCCCCGGAAGGGGAATGTCTCGACGTCTGCGCTTACTGGCTGCGCCGTGAAGCCGAGGGAGATGTGGAAATAACCGCGCTTCCGAAAAATAGCAACAAAACCAGAGGGAAAAAATAATGTCGCTGGGTTCAATTCCTGATGATATCCGCGTCCCGCTTGTCTGGATCGATATCGACAATTCTCAGGCGCTGGATGGTGCATCCGCGCAAAGCCGAAAAATTCTGGTCATGGGCCATGCGGTATCGTCCGGCAGCGCAGACGCCCTGTCACTGACCCGCATCACCAGTGACAGCCAGGCAGACCAGCTTTATGGCAAAGGGTCGATGCTGGCTGAAATGCTCAAAATGCTGCGTCGTGCCAACACGTACACGGAAACCTGGGCAATGCCGGTTGCCGCGCCTGAAGGCGCTGCCGCAAAAGCCACGCTGACCGTGCTGGGTACAGCGACTGAAGCCGGAACGGTGGCACTGCTGATTAACGGTGTGTCCGTTCAGGTGAGCGTGAGCGCCGGGGCTACGAAGGAAAACATTGCAAAAGCCATTGCTGATGCGGTGACGAAAAAGCCTGCCACGCAGGTGGCCGCTGCGGTGAAGGATGATGCCACGGATACCGTGGAGCTGACCGTGAACTGGCACGGCGTCACCGGCAACGGTGCCGACGTTCGCCTTAACTACTACACCGGTGAAGCCTTCCCGGCAGGTGTGAAGGTGACCGCTACTGCGTTTACCGGCGGCACCGGGACACCGGAAATGGCGGATGCCGTTGCGGCCATCGGCCCGGAGTGGTTTACCGATATCATCGCCCCGTTCACCGACACGAAAAGCCTGAACACCCTGCGTGATGAACTGCTGAACCGCTGGGGGCCGCTCAAAATGATGGAGGCGCAGCTGTGGACGGCGTTTCGTGGCACGCACGGGGAAACCGGCACGTTTGGTGAAACCCGCAATGACTGGCTGATTAGCTGTATCGGCACCAACCTGTCACCGCATCCGGCGTGGATGTGGGCCGCGTCATACGGCGCAACGGCAGCGTATCACCTTGCCATTGACCCGGCGCGTCCGCTTCAGACGCTGGTCCTGACCGGCATTCTGCCGCCTGCGCGTAATGTTCGCTGGGATATGCCGGAGCGTAACCTGCTGCTGCATGACGGTATCGCCACACACATGGTGGACGCCGGGGATAACGTCTGCATCGAGCGTGAAATCACCATGTACCGGGTTAATCAGTACGGTGATGCGGATGTGTCGTACCTGGATGTGCAGTCCCCCGCCACGCTGGGCCGTATCCGTTACATCATCAAAAACCGTTTCACGAACCGTTATCCGCGCCACAAGCTGGCAGATGATGACGTGCTGGACTCACTGGATGCGGGGCAGCCGGTGATGACGCCGAAGCTGTGCACCGCAGAGCTGCTGGATATCTGCCAGACCGAACTTATTCCTGCGGGCCTTGTGGAGAACTTCAGCGATTACAAGGACACGCTTCAGGTGACACGCGACAGCAGCGATAAAAACCGCCTGAACTTTATCTGCCACCCGAATCTGGTGAACCAGCTGCGTGTGCTGGCAGGCCTGATTCAGTTCAAGCTTTAAGGGGACCACATGGCAAAAATTCTTGGCATGGCGACCATTCGCGTGAATGGCCGCGAAATTAAAACCGAGGGGAAATCCACGCTGAACCCGGGCGGCTTCAGCCGCACCCAGCATATGGGCGGCGGCAAGGTCTGGGGTATCTCCAGCAAGATGGCCTCGCCGTCCATCAAGGTGACCATTGCGGCGGCAGCGGATATGGACGTGATTGAAATCAGCAGCTGGGAAGACGTCACGGTGATGTTCTACGGCGACAATGGCCTGAACTACATGATGACGGGTTCCGCCACGGATAACCCGGCGGAGCTGGACGAGGATTCCGGCACCATCAGTGCGAACTTTATCGGTGAAAAATGCGTGAAGGTGTGACATGGCCGCGATGGAATTTGAACTGAAACACGGGCTTCTGACCGGCAAAGGCACGGCAGATGAAACCCTGCATAAAACCGTGAAGCTGCGCGAACTGACCGCCAGTGATGTGATTGATGCACAACTGGCCGCAGAACGCATCGTCATGGGCGGGAACGGAAAGGCGGTGGCCTACTGCTCTGAAGTGCTGATGGGGCTGGAGATGATGCGCCGTCAGGTTGCGGCCATCGGCAGCATTCCCGGCCCGCTGGACATGAAACAGCTGCGAATGCTCCATCCGGCAGACCTTGAGCTTATCAGCACGAAAGCTGCTGCGCTGGATGAAATGCTTGAGGAGGTGGCAACGCGGGGGCGAACTGATGCCGCTGGCGGCGGCACTGATGAACCTGCTGGTTAACCTGTCCCAGCGATTCAGCATTCAGTACCTGGAACAGCTGCCCCTGCGGCAGCTGTTCCGCCTGATAAAGCAACTGGAGAAACAGCATGGCAACAGGTAACCGTCTCAGCACGGAAATCATGATCAACCTTGCCGGGAACCTGACCGCCAAAGCCCGGCAATACGGCGCAAATATGTCGCAGTTCGCCCGGAACCATCAGAAGGCCATGCGCCTTGTCAAAGCCACAACGGAGGCCGCCACGCGTGGCCTTGACACGCTGGGTAACCGCTACACGGCGATGATTGCCGGTTTTGCAGGTAGCGCCATGATGCGTGAGTTTGCGCAGGTGGATCGCCGGATGACCCGTATTGGTATTGCCGCAGAAAAGACGCGCGACGAAATGGCACAGATGCTGAATGGTATTCAGGACGCCGCCATCAAATTTAAGGTTGATGACAGTGAACTGATAAGTGCAGTGGAAAAAGTCGGCACCGTGACGGGTGAGATTGATTTTGGTGTTAAAAACAAAGAAATGATGGCGGCATCCATCGCCGCTTCAGGAAGTTCAGGCGAATCCATCGGCTCGCTGTTTTCTCAGTTTACGAAGTTCGGTATCAAGGATGAGAACGAAGCCTTAAAGGCAATGGATACCCTGAACCTGCTGGGAAAAGAAGGTGCCTATGAACTGAAAGACATCGCAGAAAAAGCAACCCGTGCGATGTCGCTGTATTCCGCTGCGGGTGGACGTGGTGTGCAGGGTGTCAAGGACGTAGGGGTTGCACTTGAATCTGCCGTTGATGCTACAGGGAACCGTGATACCGCCGCAACCGCTGTTGAAAACCTGATCCGTGATTTACAGCTTCCGAAGGTTGTAAAAACATTGCGGACAAATGGCATTGATGTTTACGGGAAAGATGGCCGGATGCGCTCGCTTCCACTATTGCTTCAGGAGATTGCCAGAAAATCAGGGAACCGGGGCGCAGAAGAACAAAATAAAAGGCTGATTGAAGCCGGTTTTAACCAGGATTCAGTCATGCTTTTAAGCAGCGTAACGTCAGGCAAAGGTGCAGAAAACCTGCAACGTTATATGAAAGTCGTCGGTGATGGTAAAGGCATCATGAAAGATGCCGCGTATGCTGCACAGGATTTTACGTCGGCCATGCAGGCGCTGGAAACCAGCTGGAAAAAATTCTCCCACAACCAGCTGGCAAAACCCGTTCAGGATCTGGCTGATGCCATTAACAGCGTGGACCAGAACACTGTCCAGAACTGGTTGCAGGTCGGTAAATATATGGCGATTGCGCTGGGCGGCATTATCGCCATCAGAAAGACGTATCAGTTCGGTAAAACCATCCACGACATCATGAATCCCAAAGGGAAAGGCAAAGGGATACCCAGTGGCATTACAGATGTTTTCGGCTCCGGTGTGATGCCGGTTTATGTGGTTAATATGGGCAGTGGCGGGATGAATGGTAATACCGGAGGTCTGCCGGATGCGCCGGATTCATCGCGCAATCCCCGCAACTCCCGCAACCCACGTGGGCCAAAGACGCCAGCGCTGGTTACACCACAAACGGCATCAGGATTTAATCTCCTTGACATGGTGCTCTCGGCTTTCCCAAAGAACAAAGAGGAAGCTGATGCGCTAATCGCACGGGTTCAGGAAAACAACAACCGCCCGACGGTATGGACGGATATCAAGAACTGGTTTAACTCTCTGGAGAAAAAGAACATCGCCGCGCCGTCGCCCTGGGATGTTCTGCAATCCACGCAGAACGCACCATTCGTTCCGCAGCAGTTGCAGGGGGAAATCCGTGTGGTGGTGGAAGGTGACGCCCGCGTGAAAAGCGTCAGAGTGGATCAACCCGGCGTCAGACTCAGTGCGCAGGCTGGCGTCACCAGCGTGGAGCAAGGGTAATGACAACGAGCAAAGGCAAATGGGACGGGCTGCGCGATGCCTCATTTCGCGGCGTCCCCTTCTTTCTGGTGGATACGGAAGGCACCGGTGGCCGTCGTGCCATTCCCCGTGCGTATCCCCGGCGCGAAACCGCCTGGACGGATGATAACGGGGCCGTTCCGGGACAACAGCAGATTAACGCAAAGCTGCCAGGTAAAAACTTCCAGGATGATTTAAACGCCCTTTTAGACGCGCTCAATACCCCCGGCCCCGGCGAGCTTATCCACCCGTGGTTCGGGATACAGACCGTACAGGTTGGCAAGGTCACCCATCGCCTCAGCACGGAGGAAGACGGCATTGCGTATGTCACCTTTGAAGTGTTTGAGGCAGGCGAGCGCCTGTTCCCGTCTGCGGCGGATAACACGCAGCAGGAAGTGCTGACGGGTATTGATGCGGTAAAAGCGGCCATCGACGATGGCGACTGGTTCGGCGCACTCGACGGGCTGGGTGAGATGGCCGACAGCTTTCTGGCTGATATGGAAAACCTTGTGGCTAACCTGCCCACGTTACCGGCAGCACTGAATCAGTGGATGGACAGGCTGAACCATTTTAAGGAGATGGCCGGAACCATTATTGCCACGCCGGGACGTCTGGTCAGTGAGCTGTCCTCGTTCATCGACGGCGTGGTTGATCTGGTGACGGAACCACCCGAAGCACTGGCGGTTTACACGACATTACGCAACCAGTGGGCCGGAGAACGCGCCCGACAGGTTGCCACCGGCGCATTGCCGGAAGATATCACTGTGAAGCCTGGCAGCGTGGCAGACGGCGAAATCGGCTTTGCCATCGGTCTGTCACCGGGTTATCAGCCGGTATCTGACAGCCTGCAAAAGAACATTGATGACTTCCGCCAGGTGGTTGTGCTGGAAACCCTGCTGGGACAGGCAAATGCCGTGGCCTCGATGACGTTCGATACCAGTGATGCGGCATTATCTGCTGGTGACACGCTGGCGGCTGAACTGCATGAGCAGGCGGTGGCGGCGGTGGAAAATAACCAGCGGGCATTATGGCGAACGCTGCGCGATTTACGGCAGGCCGTGATTACGGATGCCCGCGAGCGTGCCGCCCGTCTGCCGGAAACCCGACAGGTGACGCTGACCACAACCACATCTGCCGCATTGCTGGCATGGCGCGAACATGGTGACACAAGCCGACGGGATGAAATCGTGCAGCGTAACCGCCTGCGCCATCCGTCATTCATACTGCCAACGCAACCTGTGGAGATTACCGACTGATGGAATCCGTGATTCTTACCGTTGACGGCAAACTGTGGGAAGGCTGGACGGAAATGTCCATCAGCCGTTCCCTGAAGGCGATTGCCGGTGAGTTTGATCTCAGTGTGACAACCCGCTGGTCAGCGGCGGCACCGCGCGTGATTCGTGAGGGGCAACCCTGCACGGTCAGGCTGGGCGCGGATACCGTGCTGACGGGGTATATTGATGATTTTATCCCCAGCTATGACGCAGATAACGTGGAGATCCGCGTCATGGGGCGCGACAAAACCGGTGACCTGGTGGACTGCTCTGTGGTGCATTCATCCGGGAAATGGAAAGGCGTGCGGCTTGAACAGGTGGCGGCTGATGTCTGCCGCCCGTTCGGGATAACCGTCATCACGGAAACCCCGACCGGGGAGGCGTTTGCGTCCGTCGTTCTGGAACAGGGTGAAACGGGCTTTGAACTGCTCGACCGGCTGGCAAAACAGCGCGGCGTTCTGCTGACGTCTGACGGCGCAGGTAACCTGATTATCACCCGCGCCTCTTCCGTTCGCGCGGGTGTGTCACTGGTGCTGGGGAAAAATATCCTCGCTGCCCGTGGGCGCTTCAGCTGGCGGGAGCGTAACAGCCAGTACATCATCAAGGGCACCACCAGTGCCGGTGGCAAACTGTGGGACAGCCAGCCTGCCTCGATGGTGGGTGGTCGCCAGTACATCACCGAAGACCCGGAAATTAACCGTTACCGCCCGCGCATTCTGGTCAATGAAGACAGCCTGACCGTGGGCGGGGCCAGCATTCGCGGGGAATGGTACAAAGCCCGGATGCTGGGGGAATCCCGCACGACGGAAATCACGGTGGCAGGCTGGCGCGAACAGGGCGACAGCGGCCCGCTGTGGCAGACCAACCGCCTTGTCGATATCGACGACAGCATTCAGAACCTGAAAACCACCTGGCTGATATCCGGGGTGACCTGGACGGATGGCGCACAGGGGCGGATGACGGTTCTGGCGCTGGTTCCGCCTGAATCACTGGATATGCCGGAAATGAAAGCGAAGACGAAGAAAACAAAGGCGGTGGCCACATGGGATTAAACGCAATTGCCCGCCGTCTGCGGCTGCTGGTTGACCGTGCCGTTGTGCGCATGGTGTCTGACAGTCTGGAGCGGCAGAACCTGCAAATCCAGACGCTGGCTGATGCCACCGACGACGACGTGGAACGCTTCCAGAACTACGGGTTTACTTCCGTTCCGCCGGAAGGTTCTGAAGCCATCGTGCTGGCCGTGGGCGGACGGCGTGACGGGCTGGTTGCCATCGCGGTGGAGGACAAGCGATGTCGCCCGAAAGGCCTGTCCCCCGGTGATGTCCGGCTGTATCACCAGGACGGTAAATCGCATATCACGTTAAAGAAAGGCGGAATTATTGAAATCACAGGAGAACAATTAAACGTTTCAGGGAAAACGGTAAATCTCACCGCCGACGAATTGCTGAATATTATCGGTAAACAAATGAAATTCGTCGGTCCCTGTGAATTTACTGCAGATGCCACAATCAACGGTAAATCTTTCATCAAACACATTCATAAGGACGGCGACAATGAGAAGACATCACCGCCCATATGACGACCGGAATCCGCTGGAATAATACTCTCTCACGGGGTGACATCACCGTCACCCATAACGGCCTCTCACTGGATGAGGGGCTGGTCACTCAGGTTCTTATCTGCCTTTTCACTGATGCCCGTGCTGATGACGATGATGTCATTCCAGATGGTTCCGGCGACCCGCGCGGCTGGCCGGGCGACACGTACAGCGATTTTTCGTGGGGTTCCCGCCTGTGGCTGCTTGAACGCGAAAAACTGACGGAAGATGTCCGCCTGCGTGTGGAGGATTACGCGCGACTGTCCATGCAACCGCTGCTGCGGGCCGGTTACGCCCGTAACGCCACCGTCGCGGCCAGAATCATCGTCCCTGACCGTATTGCCTTTCAGGTGGTGTTAACCCGCCCGGACAAAACCACGCTCACAATCGAAATCACCCGCCGATGGGAGGCCACCATTAATGCCGTATGAAATCCCCACGCTGGGCAAACTGATTGCCGACGGCGAAAAAGATATTGCGTATGAACTCGGCCTGCAAAAGCTGCCGCCTGTCAGTGTTGAGCAGGCGCTGAACGTGTCGTTCAGCAGTCAGGTCCGGGATTTATACGACCATCAGAGCTGGATCAAGGACCAGATAATTCCGTCCACTACGTCTGATGATGAAACCATTATCAAAACAGCAACGTATGAAGGGGTTATCCGCAAGCAGGCAACCTTTGCCAGCGGGCCGGTGACCTTCACCAGTCAGTCCCCCATTCCGGCAGAAACCCGGATGCAGTCCGACACGAATCAGGTGTATCAGGTACTCACATCCGGCGAGGTACAGGACGGCGAGGTCACCGTCATCGTGCAGGCTGAAGAAGCCGGTGTGGCAGGCAATCTTGCTGCCGGTGCCGTGCTGACCCTGTTATCCCCGCTACCCGGAACGGGCAGCACAGGCGCGGTGACTGAAAGTGGCATCACCGGTGGCGCAGACATCGAATCCATCGCAGAGCTGCTGGACCGTCTGCTGTATGTGCGCCGCAATCCCCCGGTGGGCGGTGCGCTGCATGACTACGTGATATGGGCGCGTGAAGTGCCGGGCGTCAGCCGTGCGTGGGCGTGGGATGCGTGGCACGGCCCCGGCACGGTCGGGCTGGCATGGCTTTATGATGACCGTGAAGACATTGTGCCGACCCGCGAAGACCTGAAGACAATGGAGCAGTATCTGTTCTGCCACAAACACCCGGCCACCGGCGTGATGGTGGGAAAACCGGGCGGCATCGAGGTCTGGCCGGTACAGGTCAGGCTGAAGAAAGTCGACCTGTCCATCCGTCTGACACCGGACAGCCAGGCGAACAGGAACGCCGTCCGGGCAAACCTGACCGCATTACAGAAAACGCTGGCCCCCGGTCAGATGTTGCCGGTGTCCTCGCTGCGCACGGCCATCGGTATGACGTCCGGCATCGCGGACTACTTCCTGAACATCGGGGAAGACACTACCAGTGATGTGGATGAGCTTATCACCATCGGGGAGGTGACATGGCTCACAGCGTGACGGAATGGCTGACCGCACTGCAACAGGTCATGCCACGGGGTAAGGCATGGCCGCGTGATAACGACGCGGATTTAAACCGTTTTTTAAGGGCGCTTGCAGAGCGTTTAACCCGCGTTGAATACGACGCCTCGCGTCTGCATGTGGAGATGCGACCGGAAACCACGCTCCAGTTGCTGCCGGAGTGGGAGCAATATCTGGCGCTGCCGGAATGCGGAATTGCCGCCACCACAACGGAAGCCCGCCGCCGGGCCGTGGTGGAGAAATACCGCCGCAAAGGCGGGCTGGCCACCTGGCAGATTGAAGCCGCTGCGGCGGCGCTGGGATTCACTATTAAGGTGACGGCCGTTCTGCCGCACCACTGCCTGCGTGACTGCATGTACCCGCTACATCCGGCGCGGTATCGCTGGCTGCTGAAAGTGGAAGTCCCGGACAAAGATGCCGGGCGGTTTACCTGTATTGATGACGTCATGACGCCATTAATCAGCGAACGGACCCGCGAGCTGGAATGCCTGCTGAAGCATTACCGGCTGGCGGGCACGGAATATGAATATTATTACACCGGAGAATAATTTATGTTTCATGTGGATAATCCGACGGGGGTGCCGGTAATGCCACCTGTCGCGGCTGAATTAAGCAAAACAACGCTTTATTTCACCGAAGGCGGGAATGGTATTCCGCCCACTTATCCGGGGCCGGACTGGTTTAATATTATTCAGTCTGAACTGCTGGAAATTCTCCGGCAGGCAAATATCAAACCGGATAAAAATACCACCAACCAGATTATGACGGCGCTGAAAAAACTGTTTATTACGAACAGTGGTTCAGCCGGAGCTATTGCCGGATTAACCGGTCAGAATAATACGTTCCCGTATTTTACGGGCGAAGACACAATGGCATTAACGCCGCTCAGTGCTTTTGTGCGCAGTATTCTCGGGAAAAACACAGCCGGTGAAATTATCGAAGCACTTTCATTACGTGAAACGGTAAATAAAGCTAATAGTGCTGTACCGAATACCCGCAGGGTCAACGGCATGGCCCTGTCTTCGGATATCACCATCAGCAACATCAGCGGCAACGCCGGAACGGCAACCCGACTTCAGACGGCCCGCAGGATTAACAATGTGCCATTTGATGGCACCAGCGATATCACGATTCCTGCAGGAATGAGTCAGTCAACAGCCGATGCCCGGTACGTTCAGAATGTTCAGTTGGGGGCGCAGGTTCAGGGTGGATATCAGGCTCCGACAGGCTGCGTGGTCACCTTTGTTGATGGCGGCGAAAAAATGGAGTTCATCAAGTATAAACCTGTGCAAATTTATATTAGTGGCGCATGGCGCACTATCTCTGGTTAATTAAGGAGAAAATAATGGAACTCAGAAACGTCACGCGTTATTACCCGGAAGAAATGCCTTACGGTGAAAACATTCAGTATTTCCGCAGTGAAGACGGACAAGATTTTTATGAATCACTGGATAAATTCACGAAGAAATACAAATTGTGTATTCACCCGGAAACCGGCGTGATTTATTCAATGGCGGAAGACGTGTCCCGTCTTTATCCGGCTGGCTTCACCATTGTGGAAGTGGATGAACTGCCGGAAGGTTTTGGCATTGAAGTCAGCTGGTATTACAAAGATGGCGAAGTGCTGCCTGTTCCTGTTGATTATTCGCAACTGGCAGAAAAACAACGTCAGCGCCTGCTGAATGAAGCGAAGGACATCACCTCCGACTGGAAAACCGAGCTGGAGCTGGGCACCATCAGCGACGATGATAAAGCCCGTCTTACGCAGTGGATGGCATATATCAAAGCGGTAAAGGCACTGGATTTAAGCACCGTTACTGACGAAGCCTCCTTTAATTCCATCAACTGGCCGGAGCGTCCCGATGCCGCAGCTTAAAGGTGTGATTAAAACGCCCACGGGAGAACCGCTTGGCGGCGCAACCATTACACTGACCTCCCTGCACAACCGCGCAGGGATTCTGAAAGGTGTTTTCAGCCACGTCACCACACAGAGCGGGGAGTACGACTTCCCCGTTCTGCCGGGTGTGTACAGCGTTCGCCTGACACAAAGCACACAGCGCCTTTCAGAAATCGGTGTCATTCGCGTTTATGAAGATTCGACAGACGGTTCGCTGAATGATTTTCTGGGCGCAACCGATATTGACCTGCGCCCGGAAGCCCTGAAGAAATTCGAAGAGCTGGCGCAACAGGCGCAGCAAAGCGCAGAAAAAGCAGGAGAGCACGCCACCGCTGCTGAACAGGCCCGCCAGGATACAGAAGCGCTCGCCGGGGAAATACAGCAGGATGCAGAAGAAATTGCGGGTAATGTGCAGAAAGCTGAAGAGCTGGCCTCTGAAACAAACCAGAATGCCGCCCGCGCAGAACAGGCTGTCAAGGATGCTGACGCGATAGTCCAGAAAGCGGTCGATAAACTTGCTGATGCTGCAACGCTGACCGGCGAGGCAAAAGCCAGCGCCGAAGCGGCAGCAAAAAGCGAGCAGAACGCGAAACAGCACAGGGACGAGGCGCAACGGATAGTCGATGACCTGAAAGGAACCAACGCCAGCACGACGCAAAAAGGTCTGGTGCAACTCTGTAGTGATACAGACAACGACAGCGAAGAACTGGCCGCCACACCAAAGGCTGTCAAAGCCGTCATGGACGAGACGAAAACAAAAGCGCCGCTGGACAGCCCGGCGTTCACGGGTACGCCAACCACACCAACCCCACCGGACGATGCAGTCGGTCTGGAAACCGCGAACGCGGCATTTGTCCGCAAACTGCTCGCCGCACTGGTTGACTCGTCACCGGAAGCCCTGGACACACTGAACGAGCTGGCAGCGGCGCTGGGCAATGACCCGGAGTTTGCGACAACAATCATGAACGCGCTGGCGGGTAAACAACCACTCAGTGACGTGTTAACCGCAATCAGTAATCTGGAAGAACGGGCAGATAATCTTCTGTGCTTTAATCAGGACGGGAATGCTTCACTGTCTCCGCTGTCAGAAAAAGCCCGGTCACTGCTGGCACAGGCCACAGTGGAAGCCATGCGCACGGAGCTTGAGCTGAAAAGCGCGGCGGTAAAGGACATTCAGACAGACCTTTACGACAGCACGGAAGGCCGTGTTGCGCTACCAGGTGCATTTGGTTACGGAATGACGGACGCCGGAGCAAGTTCAATTATTGCCCGCGATATGGCGACCATAGCCAAAAGTGCGCATAACCTGCACCCGGGACGGTATTACACCTTTTCCACACAAACGGAAGAGACGACCGGAATAACAGAAATTATCTGGCTGGATAATGGCTGGGACGACAAAACCAGCCAGACAGCAACAAAGCTGGTTCTGTTTTTTGGAAAAGACGGACGGATTCTTATGACCGTTCGTGGCGATAATATCTCCGCCCCGGTCACCTGGACGAATCTGACGCCACAACTTGGCAATGCAGCACAGAAGGATGCACAGGAGAATATTTACGACCGCACCGAAGGCCGTCTGGCGATTCCCGGCATGTTTGGATTCGGGAAAGTATTTTCCAGCGGCGACAGAACCGAGTTTAAAACAGAGACCGATTTTCTCCGCTGGGTAAAAACGGCAAAACCCGGTCGCTATGCCGTTTATGCAGATACAAATGCGGTAATACAGGGCGTGCTGTTCAATGGTACCGTTGAAATTATCTGGCCGGAGCCTCAAACCAACCCCAATCCGGCATATGTGGCTAAAATCATTATTTTTTACGGTATTAACGGCCACATTTATTACAATCGCTACTGGAATGCCGGAGATGGTTATCTGGTTGGCTGGGAAAACCTGAAAGTCAACGAGGCTTCACTCCGGGCGCTGATTGAAACCCGCGCACCGCTGAAAAGCCCGGCACTGACCGGAACGCCGACAACGCCAACACCGCCAGATGATGCAGCTGGTAATGAAATCGCCAATGCGGAGTTTGTCCGCAAACTGCTTGCCGCGCTGGTTGGCTCATCACCGGAAGCCCTCGACACGCTGAACGAGCTGGCAGCGGCGCTGGGTAATGACCCGAACTTTGCGACAACGGTCACTAATGCACTGGCAGGTAAGCAGCCGCTTAATGACATGTTAACGGCTGTCAGCCAGATAACACCGGAAGAAAACACACTGCCTTATTTCAGTGCAGAGGGCCGGGTTTTACTGGCACAGCTGTCAGAAAAAGCCCGCGCATTACTGGCGCTGGACACGTCTGAGGCCATGCGCACGGAGCTTGAACTGAAAGCGGCTGCGACGATGGAACCCCAGAGCGATATCCGCGACCGTACACCGGGCAGGCTGGCACTGTCTGGTATGCATGGGTTCGGTCAGGCATTTACCAGCACCGATGCACTGGCATTTGATGGACAGGCTGATTTTGCTGAGTGGCTGAAAGAGGTCACCCCGGGGCGTTATGCGGTCAGTATTGCGGATTCTTCCACACTACTGGCAGGAACCACAAAATTTAACGGCATCATTGATGTGATGTGGTCGCCCTTTGATAACGATGAATCGGACACAACGCGTAAATTCAAAACGCTGCTGTGTTTTAACCAGTATTACGAAGGTGAGCACAGTATTCATCGCCTGACTTATCGCTGGAGTGGAAACAACTGGAATGCAACAGTAAGCCCTGTCATTTACGACGGCGATTCGCTGGCCTTCCTGCTGTCCCGGACGGCGGGCAACGGCCCGTCCTCATATTACAAATATCCGGCAGTTGGCTCTCTTATTCTCGCGGTCTATCAGGGAACAGCGGCAGGAGATAAGGAAATAAAAATTGGCCTTGGGGATGTAGTGGCGGGGTCGCGACTTGGTCCTGTGGCTATCGACTGTGCAATTAATAATTCCGGGACATATGTTTCCACACCTTCAGTAAAGGCGGGTGGTGCTGGGGCATTCAGTTTTCCCGGTCGTTATCAGGCCCTGTCAGGTTATCGTGGAACGTATGGCGACAGAGGCTTTATCTGTTTGTTCGTGCGCATTGAGTAACAAGGAGATAGAACATGAAAATCAGAGCGGTAAAGGGCATCAGATACGCGCATTATCTCGAAAATGGTGCGGTTGACTGCGAGGTGCTATTTGAAGGTGAAACGGAATTTGTCCCGTATACCGCCATGCAGGACGATACCGCAACAACAGGCCAGCGCATCTGGGAAGAGTTACAGAGCGGCAAATGGGGCGAAATCGCCCCGTTCACCGTCACGCCGGAACTTATCGCAGCGGCAAAAGATGCCAAAAAACAGCAAATCAACGCCTGGCGTGCAGAACAGGAAGCGCAGCCGTTCACGTTCGAATGGAACGGTCGTACCTGGAATGCTGGCCCCGACTCAATGGCCCGTCTTTATCCGGTAGTAATGGCGGCGAAATCCGATACGGCACGAACCACCCTTGCGTGGGGTGATGCCGATAATCAACAGGTGAAACTGTCGATGTCTGAACTGGAAGAACTGGCGACAGCAATGGCGCAGGCACAGGTCGATCGCAATGACGAGATTTATCAGCGCCAGCGTGAAATGAAGGAGCAGCTTTCCCGGCTGTCCATACTGGACGAGGTGAGAGCGTTAACTGTCGGTGATTAAATAATCAGTTTGTATAGTTTATGACGATCGATAACATCATATCGATCGTCGGTTTGCATCGGTTGTGATTAAATACCCCCAGCCCTCCGGGCGGTCATGTCTGGTTATTACACAGGGGGAATCATGGACTCTGTTCGCTGTAAAAACTGCAATAAATTACTGTTTAAAGGAGGTTTTAAGCATATAGAAATTAAATGCCCTCGCTGTAAACGTTACATTGTCATATCGAATGCCAAAGAGCATCCCACGGAGCTGTATTGTGGGAAAAGAGAAGAAATCACGCATTCTGACAAAACCCTGCGTTATTGAGTATGAAGGCCGGATTGTCGGCTATGGTTCAAAGGAGCTGCGCGCTGATGAATCCCCTAATGATTTTGGTAAAAATCATTAAGTTAAGGTGGATACACATCTTGTCATATGATCAAATGGTTTCGCGAAAAATCAAT